TTATTTGTTCGTCGCTGCCATCTGCACCACGTATGCCTACATCAGCAGCCATATCCGCCGACAGCTTAGGTACTAAGTTGCTCGACCGTACCACCACCTACCCATGGCCGCCCAACTACGCGCTCATTCGCCGTGAACGGGCCGCGCGTCTGCGCTGGCTGCTTCAGGATCTCACGGCACAGCGAGGTGCCAAGCTGTTCTACGCCAACGGCCTTGAGGGCTGCACAGCCTTCATCGAGGATTGGTGTGATACGTTTGACCCGCGTAATGCTGGGACCGGCAAGCCAACGACCATGCCGTTCATTCTCTTCCCTCGCCAACGTGAGTTTCTCGCATTCCTACATGCGTGCGTTGAAGGTGAGGCCGACGGCCTGATCGAGAAGTGTCGTGACATGGGAGCCACGTGGCTCTGCGTCGTGTATTGCGTTTGGATGTTCTTGTTTGTTGAGGGTGCTACCATCGGGTGGGGGAGCCAGGATGGTGATCAGGTTGACGAGATCGGCAACATGTCAACCATCTTCGAAAAGATTCGTTGGGAGTTGCGTACCATCCCGCGTATATTCTGGCCCGAAGGTTTTGACGAGAAGAACGGCATGAACTACATGCGCGTCTTCGCACCCAACGGCAACAGCATCACTGGCGAGTGTGGTGATGACATCGGACGCGGCGGCAGAACGCGCGTCTATTTCAAGGATGAGTCCGCGCACTACCAGCACCCGGAGTCGATCGAAGCGTCGTTAGGTGACAACACACGTGTCCAGATTGACATCTCCAGTGTCAACGGACTCGGCAACGTCTTCTATCGGAAACGTGAGGCCGGTATCGAGTGGCAACCCGGCGCCTCCGTTCATCGCGGCAAGACCAACGTCCTAGTGCTTGACTACAGCGAGCACCCGGACAAGACGACCGAGTGGTACGAACAGCGTCGTAACAAGGCCATCTCGGAAGGTCTCCTGCACAAGTTCGCGCAAGAGGTTGAGCGCAACTATGCGGCCTCGGTCGAAGGCGTGATTATCCCTGCGGAGTGGGTCAAGAGCGCGATCGATGCGCACCTCAAGCTGGGTTTTGTGGAGCACGAATTCGATGACGTATATGCCGGCCTCGACGTCGCAGATGGGGACGAGGGCGGTGACCGTAACGCCATCGCCGTTCGAGTCGGGACCGTGCTCAAGTACTCTGAGAATTGGGGTGAACGTGATACGGGAGTCACGACCAGACGAGCTATCGGAGCAGTCGAGCCCTACGTCATCAAGCGCAACAACCGTGTACTAAGAAAGGTGCGCGTGGAATACGACTGCATCGGCGTAGGTGCTGGCGTTAAGGCCGAGGTCAACCGTCTTGATGACGATGGCCTTATACCAAAGGGCATCGAACTTATCTCGTGGAACGCCGGGTCTGTGGTGATCAACCCAGACCAGCATGTCATTATCAATGACGATGGCACTGAGGATCAAGAGTCGCCACTTAACAAGGACTTTTACACAAATTTGAAGGCGCAGGGATGGTGGGACCTACGACGACGGTTCGAGAAGACACACCGCATGGTGATGGCGGGTGCCAAGGTCAAAGAAGCCAAGGTGGATGGAGAGCAGTCTATTTGCTATTCGCAAGACGAGTTGATTTCCCTGGACAGCAAGATGCCAAATCTGCGGACGGTGGAGAAAGAACTTAGTCAGCCAACCGCAGGCAAGGGCACACGCCTTCGACTGTTAATCAACAAGAAGCCGCCCGGTACACGCAGTCCTAATGAGGCAGATGCCGTGATGATGTGTTATTTCCCCGTGGAAAATTCCACTTACAACAGCAGCATGGATTGGGTGTGAGATGATGCGTAGGCTCGAAGGCAGTGTGTACGTGTCGATGGTCGTGCTGGGTGTCTTACTACTCTTTGGCGTCGCGTTGGCATTCGCCCATGACCACGGTCGACCTGAGTTGAATACTTGGTTCAAGGGTCTCCAGTCACAGAAGGGGCCATGCTGCGATGGCTCTGACGCGCAATCGGTCAGCGACGTGGATTGGCGGAGCAAGGATGGCCATTATGAGGTTCTGCTTGATGGTGAGTGGTCCGAGGTCGAAGATAGCGCAGTCATCAAGGAGCCAAACCGCGCCGGGTCGACAATGGTTTGGACCTATTACTACAATGGAAAGCAGAGGGCGCGGTGCTTCATGCCGGGTAGCATGACATGAGCGATTGGACTAGCTACATCGTTCTACCCGTCTCCCTCATCATAGTGCTCGAAATGTTCATCTACGTCGTTGTTAAGGCGCCATAGTGATGTGCCTCTGCCTAGGCAAAGAGAACGAGCACTGCGTGTGCCGGGAGAACGACGTTTGGAACGCGGCAATTAAACAGGCAATGAATGTCGTGCGCATGATGCATGGGCAAGTACCCAACGCCGACATGCTCGTGCTTGAGGTTTCTAAGCTGATCGAGCCGACTTATCAATTGGCGAACGCCAACACAGGGGGAGACCTTTGACCATGCGCGCGCACCACATCATGAGGTTCTTGTCCTTGCTGCTCTCACTTGGCATTGGCCTCGTGCTGTTCGTCGCATGCGCGCGTATCGACATGGGATCGCCGAGTGGTGTAGTACGTCACGTCCATGCGCCCTACGCCGCATTGTCAGCGAGAACACCGCCGCCGCGCATCAGGGTCGTGGACGCGTCACCTCAACCGGCGCACCGCGCGGCAGAGGCCGACCTACCCCCCGGCATCACCTGCGGTCTCATCAGGTCCAATGCACCAGTGCTCGACGCCAACAAGCCCATCGCGGTCCAGGTGAGGGCGGGGGCTGCGGCGCGTGGTTTGCATTTTACCGACGCACAAATTGAGGCCATTGCCCTCTGCCTGGAGAAACACACATGATGATGACTTGGTACCTGACCACTGTTTATTATTTCGGCATCTTTGATGCTGGGATCATTCTCATAGCTGGTGCGCTCTTGGCAACCATTATATTGATCGACGCCAAGACGGACGAGATAACGGGCCGCGTTATCCCGGCGATAGTAACGCTCGTGCTTAGCAATGTGGCTGCTATGGCCGTGCTCGGTATGACTCGGTGGTGGATCAGTTAACGGAGAGTTAAGAAATGTTTGACTTCGTAGAGCCTCATGATGGCCCCGTGGTAGTTGGCCTCGAGAAATTTGAAACGGTCTATGCCAAGGACCAGCCTCAGTATCGTCCATTGCGCACCCTGCCGGCCCGGCAGGGGGATAGCGCCATCGGGCGCTTCCATTTCACCGACGCTCAGCGAAAGGCTATCGCGGAAGGGGCAGATATCTACCTCGAATTGTTGCACTTCCGGGGTCCACTCGCACCTAGCTCACTCATGGTCATGAGTGAGCCCCCAGACACGGACAGTTTTCGACAGTGGTGGAAAGCCCAAACGCGCGCTCCATATCAATTGGATGTCGAATCCAAAACAGATGCAGCGAATTCACCACGTGGCGCGCGTTGATCGTAAAGTTCATTCCTAAGGAGCGCGGTGGTGACCCGGATTTTCCGGGAATCAAAGAACTTGCGCCCTACTACACAACAAAGAAGCGCGTCGAGCCCGACGACAAAGAGACGGAGCGCGACTGATGTGGCTGCTTGATAACTTCACGAACTTCATCACTGGGCTCGGCACATCAAAGGACCCGACGACAGCGACCACTTACGTCTATCAGGAGTTGGATCGCAACCAACTGGAGCAGGCGTACCGGGGCAACTGGATCGCGCGACGTGTGATCAATGCACCCGCAGAAGACGCCACCGTGGAGTGGCGGCACTGGAACGCAGCGCGTGATGATATTGACACCATAGAAGAGCTTGAGAAGACGCTCAGCATTCAAAGGAAAATGAAGCAGGCTCTGACCCGAGCGCGTTTGTATGGTGGCGCCGCGCTCGTGATGGGTGTCGATCAGGGGAATACGGATGAACCGCTTGACCTCGACGCAGTGGGTGAGGGCGACTTGAAGTGGGTCGTGGTCATGAACCGCTATGAACTCAGCGCCGGGCCACGTATCTTCGATGTCGAGAGCCCGTGGTACACGCGGCCTGAGTACTACACCGTCAGCACACCGACCGTAGGGCTCGACAACAGAAGCAAAGGTCGGGAGGTGATGGGCATGGCGCGCATGCATCCATCACGTGTTATCGAATTCCACGGCAATGAGTTGCCGGACTGGCGCCTCGCGCCAATGGGCGGCGGGTGGGGTGACAGTGTGCTCCAAGCCATGGACGAGACGCTCAAGGACTGGGGCATGACGCTCGGCGGCATCGCGAACATGGTCAATGACGCCAAGATGGACGTCATCAAGCTGCCGAACTTCAGTAAACTCATTGTTGAGGAGAAATACCGCAACAATTTGTTCAAGCGATTCAGCGCAGCTAACCAAGCCAAGTCTACCATCAACTCGTTGATCATGGACAAGGACGAGGAGTGGGAACGCATCTCGACAAGTTTCGCTGGACTGCCACAGATACTCATGGCGCTCATGCCCATCGTCAGCGCGGCCGGTGGCATCCCGGTCTCTCGCCTCATGGGGCAAGCGCCGGGCAAGGGATTGAGCCAAGCGACGAGTGGTGGCGAGTCAGACCTGTACAATTATTATGATGAGATATCAGCGCAGCAGAAGACCGAGTACAGCCCTGCGCTGGTGCCCTTGGATCAATGCCTCATCCGCAGCGCGATCGGGGACTATGATCCCTCGATCTATTATGATTGGGCGCCGCTCTACAAGCCGGACCCGAAGGACGTTAGCGCGGTCCAGTACCAGAAAGCTCAGATGACGCAGATCTACGTCAACACCGGCTTGATCAACGAAGACGCGATGCGGCAAGCGGTCGTCAATCAGATGATCGAAGACGGCACATATGTGGGTCTCGATGATGCGATCGATGAGCACGGCATAGAGCCACCACAACCAACGCCGGAAGAGATGGCGGCACATGCCGCGCTACTCAGCAAGTCAGCCGTGGCGAACACCAAGCCATGACAGCGTGGTTCCTACTCATCATTCTTGCATCAGGAAACACGCGCGTTATGCCGCAGGAAAGTTTACAGCAGTGCATGGCGACGATCAACGCTGCACGGCAAATCGAAGGCAAGATTACGCGTGCGTTCTGCTTCATGACAGAGAACGACGCGTGAAGAAACTCAGCCTACATCACTGGGCTGAGAGTTCGTTGCAAGGTTACCACTCACCCGGTGACGAATTTTATTTTTAACGAGAGGCAAAGGACTACATTCATGAGTTTGATCCAATTGATGCACGAAGATGAACAGAAAGTTCTGTTCAAGGGCGAATTCAACTCTGTGAAAGAAGCAATCGAAGCTGCTGTCAAGGGTGACGTGGACCTCACTGGTCTCGACGTCTGCGGTCAGCATCTCGAAGATCTCGACTGCGGCTGCGGCAAGTTCGACAACTCCGAGTGGAAGGGTGCCTACCTCAAGGGTGCCAATCTCGCCGGTTCGACCATGAAGAACTCGACTTTCCGTGGTGCAGACGTTCGCGGCGTCAACTTCGGCGGCAACGACGTGAGCGGCTCGGACTTCGACGGTATCATCGTTGACGCAGACACGAACTTCCGTGGTACCACCTGGACCACGAAGTAACGCGGCTTGAACTACTACGCACCATCATGCTGTGGACCACGCGGCGGGAAACCGTCGCGTGGTCTTCAGTTACAGGACTCCGACAGTCGCTCTGATCCGACGCGAACAGCGGCGACGCGGCGTGCCTTCATCTCCGCGTTAGACGCACGGTGGCAGAAGTTGCGCATCATGACGGCAGAGGCAATCAACGCGAGATTCCTGAACCGCGCGCACAGCATCAATCACGCGACGATGAGCGGGCAGGAGCCTTTACACGCGTTCCAAGTATGGCTCGATGAGGCCTTGCGTCAGATCGTCATCGGCAATGACGGCGGTTGGACCGCGCGATACGTGCGGTCGGCTGCGGACACCGGACAGCTACACGCGAAGTCATTGCTCAAGAGCAGTCATGGCGCGATACGGGACCGCACGACCACAGTGCAGTCGCTCGTGGCCTCAGAATTACAAGGCATTTGCGACGCGGTCAGTCAACAAGCGACGCGCGAGTTTGCCAACGCCGAGATGTTCGGCGCCTCCCCGAATAAGGTCGCGCAGTCAGTCGGCGCGGTCATCAAATCCATTGGTGTAGTGCGTTCGCGTGCGATGGCAGAGTTCATGCTTGTGCGTGCCCATGCTCTGGCGACTCTCGATACCTTCCGCGCAGGTGGTGTCGATCGAGTGGGTACGCAGGCCGAACGTAAGACAAGCAGCGCAGCCCTCACGCGGGACGCCAAGAAGAAAGTGAAGAAAAAGCGCGTGAACCTCAACGAGGTCCAGGTGCTTACGGCAGGCGACAACGAGGTATGCGAGGAATGTCAGGACATCTCTGACAACGGACCATATGACCTTGAGGACGCAGAGCTACTGATCCCCGCCCATCCTCGTTGTCGCTGTGCCTTCGTCCCTGCGAATGACGCGCGCTTCGCCAGCGTGCACGATGCCTTCGATCCTGATGAGCCACGTAACGAGAATGGTATGTGGACCACTGGTGGCAAACCGTACACCGTCGTTCAGGCAAAGAAGAGTCTCGGTGGCGCGCAGATGAGTAGGGATACGGAGGTTCTTCAAAATCCGCCACTACGTGAAATAACACAGCTACTAAAGGAAAATAGTGGTGGTGTTCGAAGTTTCATTGATAAGCAGAACAACCTCTATGTGTGGCCCGCTGATGCTGGGACACACGAAGGTGTTGCCAACTCCCTGAAACTCAATATCCAGAATTGGGGTGACGTATGGCCGGGGTTACATAAGGGGAAGTTCATTAGTACCTTGGAGGGCGGCAAGTCCTATCCCGCATGGTTGCGCAAGCGCGTACACTTTGAGGATAGTCAGTTTGTATCAGATCACATCGTGCGTTTGGCCAGTGGCAAGTACAGGTTACTCACACACACTGGCAAGAACCTCGGCACCTTCGGATCGCATGTCGCCGCAGCCCGGCATGAGGGAGAGGTCGAGTACTTCAAGGCGCACGATGGGTTTGACCCTGATGAACCGTCACCAGTGCATGACAGCCGCACGACGCGGGCCGCAGGTGTCATGCTCATCAACCCGACGGGACGCATCCTGTTCGTCAGGCGCAGCAGCCACGGCGACCACGCTGGCGAGTGGTGCTTGCCAGCAGGAGCGATCGACCGCGATGAGAGCGCCGAGGAGGCGATGACGCGTGAGGTGTACGAAGAAGTTGGTTATGATGAACCGTTGCAAGATGTCATCGAGGTCGACCACAAGGTCAGTGATGAAGGTGTGGAGTTCACAACGTTCGCTGCGTCGGTCCCGGCCTTCACGCCGAAGCTGAACGGCGAGCACACGGACTATTGCTGGCGTGAGCCGGACAACGCGCCATTGCCGCTGCACCCAGGGCTATTATCCATGTTACAGCGTATCCAGTTACACGACTACGACCCAAGCGAAGAGCGCGACGAGTACGGACAGTGGGTACAGGGCGCGGCCACCACGCTCACACACAAGACGACCGGCGCACAGGCGACCATCATCAACGAGCAGCGTGGGTATGCCCTCGTTACGGAAGTAGGCACGCCCCCCGGCCATCGCGGCATGGGTGGTGCCGACGCCGTCATGACCATGGTCGAGCATCACTTGGATGAACGGGGGCTGCGGGCACGCCTCGTCGTTGGGCCGAAGGAGTCTGGGACCAGCGCCGAGGGGCTGCGTAACTTGTACGCGGCCCACGGCTTCGAGCCCGGACGCAATGCGTACCTGATGAACCGCGCGCCGAAGAAAAGATGACGTGGGCAGAGCGCCACGAGTGGACAGAGCACATCAAGGGGCAAAAGCCCGAAGATCTGGAGTGACGACGATGAAAATGAAATTGCAGGACATGTTCACCGTCGACAATGTGCATCGCACGAGTGACGGTTACTTGGCCGCGTTCGCCAGAGTGGCGCGCACGGGCATGCAAATCTACAAGGGTGACGAGGTTGGCAGACCAGAGATGGCAGAGGTCCGCGTCTATCGACCCGAGTCCGAGGTCTTCCATGCTGATGCGTTGCGGTCCTTTGCACACCGGCCCGTGACCCTCACGCACCCGCGCGTCCCCGTGACCAGCCGCAACTGGAAAAAATACAGTGGTGGTCAAACGGGGGATGCGGTCGTGCGAGACGGCGAGTTTATCCGCGTGCCGATGGTGATGATGGACCAGCGCCTCATCGATGCCTATGAGAACGGTGGCATCAAAGAATTGTCCATGGGCTACTCCACCGATTTGAAGTGGGCAGTGGACGGCAAGGCGCCAGATGGTACGCCGTGCGACGCCTACCAGACGAACATTCGCGGCAATCATCTCGCTGTGGTGCCATTGGCGCGTGGTGGCGACATGCTGCGCATCGGGGATGAAAGCCCTTGGCGAGCCATGCTCGACAAGATGGAATCCGAGTCCGAGGACGATGAGGACGAAGACGATACGATTGGGGAGTACCTGTCTCAAGACGGGTTTATGTACGATACCGAATTTACAACCGAGCAGCGTAAGAAACTCGCGGAGTCCGGCGCCGCGATGCCGGGGGGAGGCTTCCCGATCCGTAACGCAGAAGACCTGCACCATGCGATGCAAGCCATCGGTCGTGCGAGCAATCCAGACGCGGCGCGTGCGCACATAAGAGCGCGTGCCAAGGCGCTTGGTCTTGAGAGCGAACTTTCTGCATCGTTCAAGGACTCTGTATCAATGCCGAAGGGCAAGCGGGTCAAGCTGAATGACCCCGGAGATTATAACCACAACAAGGTCGGCGCGGTCGTTGGACCACATCCGGCTGATCCGACCCGGACTCGCGTCAAGTTCGGCAGCATGACTACGTCGCATCCGACGACCTGTTTATCAACTTATGATGCGACCCCCGATTATGTGGCTTGCCCCTACTGCGGGGCGAACACTTCACCCGACGCGTCACAGTGCCCGGATTGCGGGGCTTACGTGTCACCAACAAGAGACGGAGAAACAACTATGAAGCAGATCATGATCGATGGCGTTCCTGTGGACGTGATCAACGATCAGGGTGCGGCGATCATCGATCGCTACATCGCGACGTTGACCAAGCGTATCAATGATGCGCTGGCTGACCTCGAAGAGACGAACAAGAAAAAGAAGAAAGACGACACCGACATGGACGACGCTCGTTCGAAAATCAGCGCCAAGGACGGCGAGATCGCCGTACTGAAAAAGCAGGTCACTGACGCGGCCGTGACGCCCGAGAAGCTCGATGCGATGG